CCTTTGTGTATTAAGCTATATGAGTGCGACAGCGGTAGGTTATTAGGTAACTACTTCCAGGAGCTGGTTCTTTGCCAGGTAATGACCAATCGACGTTTCCTGCGTTTAATTTGTAATCTATACTGTTTTCATAAATAACATTGCCTTGTTTAATTTGAATAATCTCAAGTACCGCAGAGTCAGGTATTGGATCAACAGCTCCTGAGTATGAACCGTGAGTAATGGTAATAGTTTTTTGAACGGTTATATCTACTTTTTTGATTTCACTTATTGGAAAATCATTAACTTTAAGTTCCATTACTCTTTGGCTATTTGGCTGAAAAGTATGTGGTTCTGATTCAACTGATTTTATATCCGGATCTTCATCAAAAGAAACACGAATACTGTGAGGAAGTTCAATCTCATAGCCATCAACATGAGCTTTGCCCTCATTAATTACAAATACTTTTTTCCCCTTTTCGTCCCCTTCTTTTCTCTGCAAACACATTACTTCAAGGCCATTTACGACGTAGGAACCATTTGCTTCTTTGTCATAACGAGCAAGAGCAGTAGTTACTATGTTTGCTTGTGGTGGCGGTGAATGTTCTATTAATACTCCATTTTCAATGTTATAGATTGGATAAAACTCCCCTTCAGAAAAACGTGGAAAAAAACCTTCAGATTGATAACCCCAAATGGTGGAAACTTTAAGCCTTGCAGCTCCTACCTCCTGATAGTTTCTTGTACCAACAGCAGGATCACGAAGATTTGCGTCCTCAAGTTCTGTAATCGTAGATTCTAGATAATAAACACCTATACGCACTATGGTACTCAGTGGAATAACAAACTCTTTTGCCTCTACCTTTCTCACCGCTCCATGCAGATAGATTTTTCCTCCTTCAAGTGTAACTTTACCAGTTTCTCTATCTATAATACAATTGCTTCCTGTTATAACATCACCATCACGAAATATTGCATCGCCTATGCCTTTAAGCTTAGAGAGAGCATACTCCTGAGTCTCATTTAATTCTGCAGATTGCAAACCTCTTCCAGCAAGAAACAAGCTTTTTTCGTATTCTTTGTCAGGATTAAAACGGTTATAATAGCTACTCAGTGTCATAGTTAAAAAGTCACTACAAACGAAGTTTCCCTGGTTGCTGCAGTTCTGATAAGTGGCACAGTGTGTTCAAGCACCAATAAAATCCCAGGGTCTTCAATATCTTTTGGCTCAAAATATTTCTGTCCAGGAGGTACTTTCTCCTTTACCTTTGTACCAACCATAACTCCAAGCTCCCTTATCACTTGATTTGCTGCGTCCGTGAAATCGAAAGTGAATTTGAGAAAAAGATTATTGGTTGGTACATTTGAGGGTCTAAACCTTCCAGAAGGAGTTATAAGTTCACCGTTTTCATCACCTTTGCAGAAGAGAACTTCGTCCGCAGTACGTCTGCCAAGCTCATTGAGCAGTTTTTCAGAAGTTATCAGCTCTGGTGGTGTGCTTTCACTATATTCTACAGTAACTGCACTATTTGCCCTGATAGAGCTATTTTCCGTACGTTTTATTACACCACTACTGCTATCAACTATATAGTCAATACTGGATTTATACATTGTTTGTCCTGTAAAAACCTTTACGTCTTTAATAGTGTGGTGATCTAGAGCTATTTCATCCTCAACAAAAACTTTTTCGACTTGATGACTACTTTCCCAATTGGCATCACCACTGCCCCAAGCAAGATGTAGAGATTGCTTTTTTATGCTTGCTGCTATTGCTGCTCGACCCGATTGTGTGAGTATTGACATGTTTGCCCCTCTTATTATATATATACCGGATTTCTCACAGGTTTTTCCGGAAAAAATGAAATTTTTTTTTGAAGTGCATTTCTATGCTTAAATATTCTTTTATCTTAAGAAACCAGAACTACTTTTTTCTTTTGAGAATATCGAAACAATGCTTTTTGACATATTGAAAATCAAAGCTCACAAACAGTTTCAAAAGACTCTGCATTTTATCGCTTCTTCTTTCAGCTTTACGTTTTTTCCTACTGCATCTTTCATAGCCTTCTCAATGACAGCAGTCCAGTTCGTCGTACTTCAAAATGGCAACCAATCAACTTCAGATTGTTCTGGAGTAATAACCGTAGCAATCTTGTTCTTTTCTCCATACCGATCAGCTTCAATACCAACTTTTGCAGTAAACTCTACCCCGTTAAAGTCAGCTATAGAGTTGATTTTTCTAGCATTAACTGCTTTCTCTGAAGTGTCATTTGAATGAATGTTCCGTGCTGACTCTAAAATACTTCTAAGCATAGAACGTCCAGATTCTCCCCAGATGTCTTCTTCACCTTCTGCTTTGCCACTTTTGACACCTATAATCTGAAAAATCTTGCGTTTTGCATATGGACCTTCAGTGATAGTAAATTCAGCGTTTAAATAGATGCTGCCAGTAGTGTAGCTTTTCGTGAACCAATTTTCATAACCTCCAGGCTTTATTGCCATTTTTACCTTGACCATTGTACCTTTCGGTATTAAATTACTTTGCGACTTTGCAGTATTAAAATCAGTTAAAAAATCTGATAACATATTGTCTCCTATAAATTAAGTGAAAAAAAGAATCAGTTACTCCATTGGTCTACAACCTTCCAGCGACCATTTATCTTATTGACAAGCTTGCTTGCCACACGTTCACCATTTCGCAACTCAAATACTATTTGACGGACAGTGCTTCCTTCATCTTGACTGAACATCACCATTCCTGTAGTGTAGAAGCCCCTTAAGGACCCAGCACCGCTTAAACCTTGAAATGGATCTTCTTCCAGCATCTTTTTCGATAATTTTTTTGTATGATGAGTAAGTACAATGCAAGCATCTGGATTGACAGCACTGCGCAGCTTTTCAAGAGTCTTTTGCAGAAAAAACAGCATAGCACTATTATCATTTTCATTTCCATACTCGCTGCTAAAGATGTTACGTAATGGATCTATGGCCAAAACATCAGGTTTAAAGCGTTCATTCACAATTTCCTTAATTTCACTTATTTCATCATGATTAAATGATAAGTGCACCTTTGGCGTAATGATTAAGTTGTTAGCAGCTATATCCAAAAGTTCGTTATCAAGTTGAAGTTGTTGCAAACGTTCCTTCATATAGTCATACTCAATTTCAGTTTGCATGTAGAAGATCTTCAAAGGTCTACTTGGCATCATACCAAGAAATGATCTACCAGCAGCCATGTGGACAAGCCAAGAGATCAAAAAGTCGCTTTTACCGATTTTAGGTGGGCCACCAAATACCAATAAGCCTCTCTTGGTTAAAATTCTTGGGGAAACAATGTCTTCTGGTATTGGCGATTGATCATCCAAGTATTCTTTTACACTGAAAAAGGGAATTTTTTGACCGATATTGAAAAAGTTTTGTTCCATAATAATTTCTCCAATTTTTAATTAAATAATAGGAGCCAAAGTTTTGGCTTTAATTTTCGCAAGTAAATTACCCAGATGCGGTTCTTCAACCATATTCAGGCAGCCACTGCGATCTTTAGCTGGGTATCCCCAAGTATTAATAGTCTGACAGACAAATGAACGTTTCTCTGTGCCATCATCTTTCTTGATTCCAACCATGCTAATTACTTCATCAACAATGCCAGGAATTTCACTAGCAGTTTTAGCCCCTTCACATTGAGGTAGCCAAGTTGGACGATTGCAGTCATCAAGATATTGACCTAACGTGCCAACTATTATGATGTCTTTATCTCTGATATGTTGAAACTGATTGAGCCAAGCCATCATCTCTTGAGCAAGCAACCCATAAGCAGCTCTTTTATCTTCTTTTCCTGATCTATCGGAAAAAGCTTCAGGTTGCGTTCTTGCCCATAAAAGACATAAACGTGATGCAACAGTTATGCTATCAATAAAAACACATCGATATTTAGAGGCCTCAGAGAGTAGCTCTTTGTACTTACCAGATACATGCTCATAGTGCTTTTGACTATATGCTTGATCAGATTTTAGTGCAGGGTTTGGACCACCAATAAGACAAGCAATGTCTCTGGCCTCATTCCAAGTGCGCATATTGATAGAATCCCCTTTCCAGTCTTGTACAGCTAGAAGTCCTGCTTCAAAATCAAGACAGAGTGTTGTTGATTCATCGAGGGTTTTAAGCAGACTGGTCTTGCCGATTCCATAAGGTCCAAAGATTACTACTTTCACACCTGTGACCATTTTTGCTCTTTCTTTGCTGTTTATTATTTTCATATTTTTCCCCCTTATAGTTAGAAATCTCGTTTTAGGTATGTTTTAAGGTGGGAAAACTCTTTGCGTAATTTGTTGATTGTGTCGTAGAGAGTTGATTTTGGTATACCAGTCCTTCTGGAAATTTCACAAATGCTGTGATCTTCTGCCAAGAGTTTACATATTTTTCTTAACTCTCGAGGTAATTTTGCAATTGCTTCATTTACGTCAATGCGTACTGCGGAGCTATATTCAAGACTTTCATCGCTCTCTTCGTATAAAGCTTCATCAACAAAATTAATGGTACGTTTTTTACATAGTTCTTTCTCTTTTAAATTAAGAGCACGGCATTTAACGTACTGTTTTATAAAATGTCCTTCAAGTTCATTAAGGCCAGGCAAGGAGTCAAGTAAAAGATCTTGCTCAACATCTTCAATGTCTTTATAAGCAAAAGCTTTTCCTCTCTTCAGAAGTTTAGCATAGTGTCGTATGTGTTTAACAACTTTTGGATTAATACCAGTATAGGAATTTTTAGAATGCATATTTTCCCCCTATAATTAAGAAATGATTAAAGTGTTAATTGTGATAAACCCAAGTATTTGGATTTTCTACAGGAATTACGCTGCCATAATGCGGTGATTTGTAGTGTGTGGGTAGTAACCTGTGATAGACTGTAACCTTTTTGTTTTTCTCTGGATTAAATATTTTTTGCCCAAATTCCATACCTTCAACACAAAGTACTCCGTATTTGTTTCTTGCAGCGTTTTTGCCTTCTTTGTTGAATTTAACGTAGCCTTTGGTAGCAAGAACATCGAGACGATCACGAATAGAATGTGTACTGCCAAGACCTTCTTTATTTTCAAATACCTGACAAAACTGATTAATTGTATAAGCATGACCCTTACGTCCTTCTGCAAATATTAAGTCCAAGATGATGTCATATCTACGAGAACGTTCGGCATCTAGTTTTTCACCATAGTCTTTATTTATTAACCTTTGTGACTCAGCGTCAACTTCGTACCAATGACCATTAACTTTATCAACAAATTTTGGCATAACAGAATTTCCATTACGCAACTCAAACATCAGTTGACGATAGCTGTTCTTCTCATCAGGCCTAAACATGATCATTCCAGTGGTATAGAATCCTCTTAAGCTGCTAGCGCCACTAAAACTTTGAAATGGATCTTCTTCTAATAGTTTCTTTTGCATTTTCTTTGTATGGTGCACAAGAATAACTCCAGCATCTGGATTGATTAGAGAACGAAGTTTTTCAACTCTCTCCTGGAGAAAGAAAATCATGGCATTATTATCATTTTCGTTACCGTATTCATCAGCATCAAAAACGTTACGCAATGGATCTACCGCTATGATATCAATGGTGTTGAGGTCAAAGTTTCTTTCTGCTTCAGTTACGATATCTTTAATGCCATTTTCATTTAAAAGCAGCTTAGTCTGTGGTGTAATAACTAAATTATTTGCAGCAAGTTTAATAAGTTCTTCACTAAGTTTCATCTGTTGCAGCCGTTCACGCATATAGTGGTAACCGATTTCAGTCTGAAGGTAGAAGATTCTTAAGGGCCTTTTTGGCACTATATCAAAAAATGGAGTTCCAGATGCCATATGAAAAAGCCAAGAAATAAGAAAGTCACTTTTTCCCACTTTAGGCGCGCCAGAAAAAACTAAAAGACCACTAGGAGTTAAAACTCTAGGAGCAATTATGTCTTCTGGCATTGGTGATTTATCATTTAGGTACTGCAATACAGGAAATGAAGTAACGTTTTTTGTATATGGGAGAGAAACAGTTGAGGTTAAAAATCTTTCGACGTCTACTCCTTCTTTAATACAATCAGCAGCATCCCAAGCTTTTGGTTTATCTTGTGGAATTCTAAGAATAGAAAGCGATGCAACGCCTATATCTAAAAGCTTCTTTGCAACATTTTCAGCATATTTCTGACCTGAACTATCGTTGTCTGGCCATATGGTTATGTGTTTACCTTTTAGTGGAGCCCAATCTGTTTTATTTACAGGTGAATTTGCTCCAAACATCATTGTTGTGGCTGTTATGCCCTTACTGATTAAACTTTCAGCACATTTTTCACCTTCAACGAAAACAATTTTGTCAGATTTAATTATACCTGGAATATTATATAAAGGTCTTGGATCCGGTGCAGTATTGGTTGATTTTTTTGTATCAAAACAACTGTAACGTTTCTCTCCTAAAGTGTTATCATAACGATATATTTTAGCTATTACTTGATTATTTTCATCATGGTAATTCCAGCATTGCTCTGAAATTTCTCTGTTACGTTGAGGTGTTGAATAGCCAAGCCATTTTTCTACATCTTCTATGATATCAAGAAACTTCGTCTTGCCAGTAACGTTCCGCCAGAGATCAAAGATGTCACCACCATCGCTCGTGGCAAAATCAACCCATAATCCGGCTTTTTCTCCTCTTATTTCTACTACTAAGCTTTTTCCCCTATCTCCCCTAATATTACCAACATAGAACTTACCTCCGTGGAAAGTACCATTTGGTAATAAGTAGGATAAAGATGATTCTATTCTTGAAAGTAGTTCTACTTTTACTTCTACTGCTCTTTCAAATAAAGCTTGCTTATCATGCATATTGTTTTCTCCTGTGAAAATAAGTTATGTTTATTGACAAAATGTCTCTGCTACATAGCTCATGATGATGTTCTTAAAGGCTGAATGTAGTTTAGCTTGAAATGTAATTATAAATGGATAGAGAGATGTCTCTGTACCTTTTACTATAGTAATACCGGATTTCTCATAGGTTTTTCCGGAAGAGAGGAGAAATTTTTTTTCAAGCGTAAGTTGACACTGTCCATATTTACTCCAAATATTTGCAGTTCAGAAGACCAGTTCTGCTAGGTCTTACTATAGTAAGTTCAACAAAATTACAAAAACTGTTCACTTTTTTTAAGAGTTTTGCACAACTCCGCTTTCTATTAGCTTTCATACTCGACTAAATGACCTCTTTTCTAAAGACTAGAAATGCAGTACGAAATATGAATTGCTCTAAAAATTTTTCACTGAAATTACAAAAATGCACAGGTAATGCAAATTCTGTAAAGGACAATGGTGGTATTGAAAATTTAACTCTGCTCTCAACTTACACTCCTCAAAAAAATTACAAAATTTAATTTCATTTTAACTTTAAACAAAAAAGCCGCCTATAAGTTGCGTCTGCATTATGTTGCAAAATATACTATACTTTGCTTATGAGAATAACCAAATAAGCCATCCTTTTTTCTCCTCCATAACAGATATATACTAGAAATGCAGTCTGAAATATGATTTGCTCTAAAATTTTTTTCATTACGATTTTTCTATTAAACTTTAATAGAGCTTAACGTGTTTACAATATACTCAGGGGAGAGATTTTCCGTCTATAAGAAGTAGCCACAAAACGCTATATTGGTAAAGGTATTCATAATAATTACTTGTGAATTAAGTACTTTAGATTCGAGATTACATAGATTTTTGGCAGTTTAAGCCATTTTAGATTGGAAAATGAAATCTCCTAAAAGGAAAAAACCCGCCTATATTAAAGGGTTAAGAGTAATTTAAGTTTGAAATTCAAAAAAACTTCTTAATTGCTTTAAAAGCTAGGATTATAGAGGGTTTTTGAGTGTAGCCCAGTTTCAGGTAAAACCTTATATATTATATATATAATAAATAATAATATATAATAATAGAACATATAGGATATGTACCTTTCATAATACCTACCTAAATATTATTAACGCGCTTAAGTGTTTAATTTATTACTTTTTTAATTTTTAAATAATAAGTTAAGCAAAAAAACATGAACTGTAATAAGTTTATTATAATATAAACCTTAAGAGAAGTTCCGCGGTGGCCGTCTGCTCAACTGAAATAGTTTTCAAAAAGGCTAATATACCGTCCATTTAAATTTTTAACCGAAATATAAAAGTCATTTAAAAAATAAACTCAAGTGGCAACTAACCGGTTTTTTAAAGCCGCCTATAACCTACTCTAACTACTTATGCATACAGGTGGACCAGCTGCATTTCATGATATTAGTAGACATAAACCAAGTTATTGTAAGATAATTAAAGGTATCACTAAACTTTAATAGCCTTTAAAAATAGCTAAAGGTAACATTTTTATGGTAAATGCCTAATCTACTACTGTGGCCTATTCTTCAAAGTAAGGTTTTAAGGAGTAAAAAGCCGTTCTGAGTTTTCCAGCAAAATTTCAAAATAAGGAAATAGAAATATAATACACTTAAACCATTGAAATTCTGCATTTTTATCCATTTAATACCTATAAGACGTTATTTTTCCATTTCCAAAAGACTTAATGAATCAGATCGCCCTAAATAAAAATACAACACAGAGACAAAAATATGAAAAACCTACTATTGCATTTTGGATAACCTGAAAAAGATAAATGCTTACAAAAGACAAGATGGCTAATAATAGCGTTTTAAAAAGATTCTACGACTTCAGGGTACAATTGTACAATCAGAACCTAAGTTACTCATGTAAGGTAGCTCAAAACCCGGTTAAGAGTCATTTTTAAATTATTTCTTACCTTAAACTTTTACTTGCTATAAAAAAACCTTACTTTAGCCTATCACGTTTTTTATTTGTTGTAAAATATTTTTTCAAAAAAGTGGACGATCTTTTAAATCGGTGCAATAAAAGCTGGTTGTTTTATAGATATTATGGGAATACAACTATTTTTATCTAAAACTCTTAAGTTTAGGCAATCTCTAAAAATAATTTGTAGATGAAGCTAAAGGAAAAAAGTTTTGCCATAAACATAAGCTACAAAACCCTCTCAATAATTCAAGATGGAGACAAAGATCTAAATTTATTTATTTACGTCTCTAATTTTATCTCGTATAATGGAGACAAAGATTTATATTTTGTGTTTTATGTCTCCATTATTTATTGGTAGGAAAACTGAGTTAAAGCAATTACTGGAGCTTACAGACAAAAATACTGCATCTTTTGTAGTAGTCAAAGGAAGACGTCGTATAGGAAAAAGTCGTTTAATTCAAGAGTTTGGTAAGTATTTTGAACAATATTACTCCTTTATAGGTTTGCCACCAGAAAAGCATACTACAATGTCCTACCAACTTAATGAATTTTCTAGACAAGTTGCTAGACAATTTAATACATCTTTTGCTAGGTATGATGACTGGAGCGATTTACTATGGGCAGTTGGTGAACGTCTACTATCAGGGAAAATACTATTGTTATTTGATGAAATTTCTTGGATGGGCTCAAAAGATCCAACCTTTTTAGGTAAAATAAAAAACTTTTGGGATACACAGCTAAAAAATAATAACAAACTAATTTTCGTTATTTGTGGATCAGCTTCATCATGGATCGAGAAAAATATACTTAGTAGTACTGGCTTCGTAGGAAGAATATCGTTAACTTTAACACTCGGAGAATTATCACTTTCTGATTGCAACGAATTTTGGCCAAAAAATATTTCAGCATATGAAAAGTTCAAGGTGCTTGCAGTAACTGGCGGAATTCCAAAGTATTTAGAAGAGGTAAATTTTAAGCATAGCGCTGAAGAAAATATTAAAAGGCTTTGTTTTACAAAAGGTGGGTTTTTAGTTGAAGAATTTAATCAAATATTCTCAGATTTATTCATGCGAAAAACGGCTTTTTATAAGCAAATAGTCAGAGCTCTTTCTACTGGAGCTAAAGAACAAGAAGAAATTTGTGCTACTTTAAATATCGTAAGACATGGACGCATTTCTGAGTATCTATATGAGCTTGAGCTTGCTGGTTTTATTTCAAAGGATCATACTTGGAGTATAAAAACTGGTACTGATTCACGACTCAGGAGGTATAGGCTTCAAGATAATTATTTAAGGTTTTATTTAAAATATATTGAAAAAGATCTAGGGAAAATTAATCGTGACACCTACTCTATAGGGTTCTTACCAGAGTGGTATACAATTATTGGGCTTCAATTTGAAAATTTGGTGCTGAACAATAGAAAGAGTATACATAATATCTTAGGAATTGATGGAATAATAAGCGAAAATCCATTTTTTCAGAAAAGAACGCGTAATAGTGCAGGCTGTCAAATTGATTATATGATTCAAACGAAGTTTAACACTCTCTACATTTGCGAAATCAAATTTTCAAAAGATAAAATTGGTCATTCAATAATACAAGAGGTACAAAAGAAAATAGATGCACTAAATCGTCCAAAAGGCTTTTCATGTCGTCCAGTCCTTATCCACGTTAATGATGTAAGTGATGATGTTATAGATAGTGATTACTTTTCACACATAATTGATTTTGGAAAATTATTAAATTGTAAGTAATGGTTTTTCTGACTTAAAAATAGTGTCTTTATAGTTTTTATGTTTATTCTTAACTTATAGAGGTTGCTTATGACTGATACTTTAACTTTAAAAGAGGGAGATATTGAAACTACTGCTTTTGATAATAGCAATTTTACTAGAGTATTACACGATGGAGAATGGTGGTACGTAATAACAGAAGTAATAGCTTTTCTGACAGGTAGTAAGAACCCATCTGACTATCTAAAAAAGATAAAAAGCAGAGATATAGGGCTTTCTGAAGGATGGGGACAATTTGTCACCCCCCTTGAAATTAAAACCAAAGGTGGTAAACAGAATGTTAATTGTACAAATGTTGAGGGGTTGTTTCGTATTTTGCAGTCTATTCCTTCCAAAAGAGTTGAACAATTTAAACGTTGGCTTGCAAAAGTCGGGTATGAAAGGCTACAAGAATATGAAAATCCTGAGCTTGCACTCAAACGAATCTATGCCGATTATGCTGCAAAAGGGTACCCTCAGGAATGGATACAAAAGAGAATAGAATCGATAGCTGTCAGAAATCAACTAACAAAAGAATGGGGTAACAGAAATATATCTGACCACAATAATAAGTATATTGAAGGTAGGGAATACGCAATATTGACAGACGTAATTTCTGAGGGAACGTTTGGAGTAAAAACAAAGCACCATAAGGAAATAAAAGGCTTGAGGAAACAACCACTAAGAGACCATATGACACCAATTGAATTAATTTTTAACATGCTAGGAGAACAGGCTACCATTGATGAAATAAAAGATAAAGATGCACAGGGCTATAATAAAAATTTAGAGGCGGCAAAGGAAGGAGGTAAGAACGCAGGCACAGCAAGAGAGGCATTTGAAAAAGCTAGAGGTGTGAAAGTCGTTTCTTCAGATAACTTTTTAAAGAGGATTAAAGATTAAAGTTCTCACTATGAGAAATCTCTGAATTTTATGATTTAAAACGTTTTAGAAGGTTATTATAGCGTTATCTCTGATTTAGATAGTTTTTGTTTTGTATGCTTTTACCAAAAACTCATGTAATTTCTGAGCTGCATTAAAATTATTTTAACTTTTTTTGAGAAAATCCCGGAAAAAGTAGTAAGAAATCCGGTATATATATTATAGAAGGGCATTGATGCAGTTTGTGGATGCGCTTCAAATACAAAAACTTTAAGTGTCAATCCGAAACTCGGCAAACAAACATTGAGTAGATTTGTATTTTTTTAGATAAGGTAAAAACTTCGTTTTAAAGCTAGATGTGATTTTATAGATACTAACATAGCAATTCACCAAAGAACGCACGTAGTACCCTCTAAAATTTAATTAAATGGCATTGCCGGTAATCTTACTACTGCAGAACAAATCTCCGTTTAAGTCTAACACGATTTTTATCCTTTGCAAAAAAAATTGAACAGTTTTCGTAATTTTGGTGAATATATAGCTTAATACACAAAG